CCTATTGGTGGACAGCCCTCACAGGCTAGTGGTGATGGTATTGGTCATGGACATCGTGGTGGTGGTCATACTTATAGTAACCCTTATCCTTCTGGAGGCGGAGGCGGTGCAGGTAGTGCTGGTGAAATAAGAACTGCAGGTGATGGTAAGGTTTTTAATGTATCAGGTTCTAACGTCTTTTACTCTGGTGGTGGGGGTGGGGGTTACTGGGTAAGTAGCTCTTCCAACGCTGGTGGTAGTGGTAGTGGTGGCGCTACAGGTTCCAACGGTACAGTAAATACTGGAGGAGGTGGTGGTGGTAGTGCTACAAATGGTAGTACCATTGGTCAAGGAGCTTCAGGAATAGTTATAGTGAGGTATGTAGTATGAGTCATTTTGCAAAGGTAGATAGTGACAATATTGTCACAGACGTGATAGTAGCAGAGCTTGATTTCATTACCTCAGGGGCAGTTGGTGATGCTGATTCTTGGCTGCAAACATCATACAATAAAAGTATTAGGAAAAACTTTGCTGGTGTAGGGTATAAGTATGACTCTGACCGTGATGCTTTTATTAGTCCACAGCCTTATCCTTCATGGTTATTGATTGAAGAAACATGTGAATGGCAGTCCCCTGTGGCTTACCCTGAGGGTGATAGTCTCTACTTATGGGATGAACCTACCACAGATTGGGTTTACGTTGCGTAACCTAATATGGCTAGCTCTACTGTTACCTGTGTTAGCCATAGCAGAGCCTATTGTCACAGATAGCACCACTAAGTCCACTGTACACACTACAGGCGAGGTAACCACGACACTTAAGTCACCACCGCCATCTGCTATATCACCTTCGTTAGGAGGTAGTAACTCAGACTCATGTACGGTGGGAGTCGCAGGTGCAGTACAGACACAGATCTTAGGTATCTCTGCAGGCACTACAACTCGTGATCTCAACTGTGAACGCTTGAAGAATGCTAAGACACTCTACGACATGGGCATGAAGGTTGCAGCAGTATCGGTGTTATGCCAAGACCTACGTGTCTTTGATGCTATGATCATGGCTGGCACACCTTGTCCATACAATGGAATCATAGGCACTGATGCTAAGATTGCATGGGAAAACGATGAAGCTAAAGTGCCTAAGGCAGAGGCTATGGAAGAGGATGGAACTAAACGGTTCTTATTTGGCCTAGGAGGCTCTCTACTTGGACTCCTACTGTTGCTATGAGATTACTTTGGATCGCTCTGGTAACGGCTCTGGTGAGCTCTCAGGCACACTCTGAGTATCTCTATGGGATCACAGGGAATATGGCAGGAACTGGACACACTTGGGGCATGAATATAGCCCCTAATGGTTCCCAAAGTGTAAAGGTTAATGGCGTCTTCTACCAGTATACTCCAGTTAAGAATACTGAAGACTCTATGCTAGTCCACATAAGGAACAAGAAGGTAGGTGGCGGCTATATATTCTCAAGTACTGACGACTGGTCAGGGCTCCAAGGTGGTATCCCCATCACCAAAGGCTTCCTGATAGATAACCTTCCCATAGAGCTCTGGGGCGATGGTTCCATAGACGTAGAAGGTACAGGCTCAGTAGTGGATGCTAACGTAGTCTACAGCTATAAGTATAACAATGACTGCCTGACGCCCATGTCAGATCCTTCGTGCTCTGGCTACACTGATGCAGTCCTCGCCATGATGGGTGCTGCTGACACCTCAGTCTATAATCCATTGGATGATGACCTTATCACTGATGCTTTAGAGACTAAGGCTTCCTTGGAGTCTGAGGAAGAGTCTGAAGAAGAGTCTGAGGAAGACAACGATAGGCTCGAAAGTATATTAAGCAGTGTAGATGATTCAATACTCTCTGCTAATGTAGTCTCACAGAACTTACTAATGTCAGCTATGACTAACATGACAACAATGAACACATACTACGATAAGAAGTTAGCTGGAGGAACCTACAAAGAGACAACTGTTCTCGATGGAGGCAACCTACCAGACAACGCTAAAGGCGCTAGGGCAGGCTTAGCACAACAACTGTTGCATACCCAGATGGTAAGTCAGCAGTATGAACTAAAGAAGGATACACCATGAGAACTAAGTTACTAGTCACTAGTCTATTACTAGCCTCCTGTGCACCAGCTCACGCTGTAGACACAAGCATCTCTGGTAGCGTACAGACTCGCTGCTTAATCACTACGGACACTAATGGTGTCTATGGTAACCCAGTCCCTAGTAAGTTGAGTACAGCCTCAGCAGACGGTGGTGTAGTTCCAGTGATCCGTTACGATGTTACGCTTGCTGATGCTTATCTTGCTAAGGTTACGACTCCCACCTCATTTAGCACTAGCCCAGCACTAGCTGACACAGTAACATGGACAGGCTCTACAGCAGTGACTAAGACTACTGATGTTGGCATGGCTGGTTACGAGGCTGCTAAGGTCACCTACGGTTCAACTACTCAGTTTGACTTAACAGTTGCTGGTTCCACTTGGTTCTCTTCTGAGTCCACAGCGGTGTATGGTGTCAATAAGTCATTCGTTGGTGGTAACTACTCTGCTATTGTACTGGCTGAATGTATTGCTAAATAAACTAATTGCCCTAGTGTCTCTAGTACTGGTTACACTCAGTGCTCCTGTGTATGCACATGAGATGACACCTACGTATCCTAAGTTTACTCAGTCATACATGGGTGGTGTCTCTGTTACTACAATGAGTTTATTCAATAAGCGTAAGGATGTGTCTTATTATAAGATTGGTGTCTTCACTGATGAATGGAAGCCAGTCGCATTCGTATCTCAGTATGCAGTTATACCTATGTTATACCTAGACACTGTATCCTTTGATGTGTACGTAGCTACTCATACGCTTAGCTCTGTGGAGTACATATGCTCCATATCACAGCTAAGGGCTGGAGCTACAATAGAATCTAAGATATGTTCAAGGGTCAAGTAATGAAGACTTTACTACTAATAATTACAATGTTAGTAGGTACTTATGCTTTGGGTAATAACTCACTATCGTTGCAGTTACCTAGCAGTAGTAGTAACTATCAGTCAGATAAGTTCAAGACAGGCGACCTAGACTGTTCCAATGCAATCGGTGGCACTATCAACCTAGAGTTTGGTGTCACAGGTATCATTAATAATGCTACTAGCCTATGGTCAAGCTCTGGTAACAATGATCAGACTAAAGACATTGGAGTCTTCGCTAAGATCATCATGCCTCTTAACGCTCCCAAAGAACGTATCAATTGCAACACACTCTACTTGCTAGAGCTACAAAAGAAGCGTCTTGAGATCATGAAGCTAGAGACTGAACTCAATGCGCTAAGACGACTACAGTTGGATAATTAATATGTCAGCAGAAATAGAATACGGTGGTGTCAAGTTAGGTGGCAGTAAGTTATTACTTATAGTTCCATTGCTTGGTACTATCCTAGGTGGCCTCTGGGGTGGCTTTGAAGTCTACCAGAGATACTTAGACATGGAGGCTAGGATTAGCTCCTTTGTATCACCAGACCTGTCAGACTATGATAAGCGTATTGCTATAATGGAGAATAAGTTTGCTGTGATAGACAGAGGCATTGCCTTGGTTAAGGATGAAATCTCCTCGATTAAAGAGGATACAGAGAAGCAGTACGTTACCATAAAAGACTTAAAGCAATCTGTACGTGACGATATAGACAGGCAAGAGAAGATTATTGATAAGGTTGAAGATGACATAGCAGGTATTGAGACTGACGTAAGGACAACAATAGATACTGCTGAAGGTCGCTTTGAAAGCAAACGTGACCAACTGCAGAAGGATTACGTACAGAAGTCTGACACTATACGTGAGGATGTAGAGCGTAAGATTACTGATTTGGAAACAAGACTAAACAAGAAGTTACAAAGAGCACTAGACAACCCTTTGGCTAATTGAGATGATGAACATGGATAGTAACACAAGATTTGATAGGCTGGAAGCTAAGATAGATAAGTTAGCCGATGCTATGGTGAAACTAGTGGAGATAGACACAAAGATAGATGGACTCTTAGTTCACAATAACACACAGGACATGCGTTTGAATAAGCACAGTGTTGAGATTGATTCTCATTCAGTTAAGTTAGCTGTAGTGGCTAAAGCAAGTGGAACCAACGAATGGTTCATTAGATTATTAATAGCTACCCTAGTCGCAGGTGTAGCCTACATCGTGAGAGGTTAGTATGTTTGGATTACCAATGGAAGCTGTCACCATGATGGGCAGTACGCTAGGTGGAGCAGCCATGAAGATGTGGTCACAAAGCCAAGCTGATAAAGCAGAACAACAGAAACAACTAATGACTCGCTTTGAAGCCTCAGAAGGTAGTGTTAATGCTGCTAGGGCACATCAGAATCCTAATGCTCAGTGGATACGTAGATTCTTAGTTATATCCTTCATGGGTATGGCTATGTTCATTCTACTGGCACCTCTGTTAGGCTTCCAGACAGTAGTACCTGTAGACGTAACCACGGGCTTCAGTTTCTTATTCTTCGACTTCAAGGACACTATCACTGAGTATGTATCGTTAAGTGGTATGGTAACTCCAGTCTGGTTACCCCATGCAATCATGTCAGTAGTCGGTATGTACTTTGGTCAATCAATCGTAGCTAGACGCTAAACAAGGCAAATAAATGAAAACATATAAACAAACAGTCAACAACATCCTCATACGCCTACGGGAACGTGAAGTGGATGCTATCAGTGAGAACAGCTACTCCAAGCTCATTGGCCTATTAGTGCATGATGCTGTAGAGGCAGTAGAGAGTGCGTGGAACTGGTCTAACCTACGTGAGACATTAACGGTTAATACACAAGCAGATATATTCAACTATGTGCTTAATGACTTTGGGGACAAGTCCTCAGTACTTGACGTTGTAAACAATACTAGCAATACATTCATGAAGTACCAGACAGCACATTGGTTTAACAATCAGTACCTCAACCAAACACCAGCTACAGGCTCGCCACAGAACTATGTGTTTAACGGTCTTAATGCTGCTGGTGACACACAGATTGACTTGTACCCTAAGCCTGATGGTGTCTATCAGTTATTCTTTAACATTATCAAACGATCACCTGATGTGGCTGCAGACGATGATAAGATCAAAGTACCCTTCCTACCTGTGCAAGCTCTAGCCTACGCTATGGCTCTTGAGGAGCGTGGTGAGGATGGTGGTATGTCAGCAGTATCCGCTAAGGCATTAGCACAATCATATCTCTCAGATGCCATTGCTATTGATGCAAGTAAGCATCCTGAGGAACTAATCTGGGAGGCAGTGTAGCTCATGGCTAAGCAACTACTCGCGGCCTCCATTGCTGCTCCAGCATTCTATGGGTTGAACACTCAGGAGTCTGGAGTAACTCTACAGGAAGGTTTCGCACTACACGCAGACAATTGCATCATAGATAAGTATGGTCGCCTAGGCTCACGTAAAGGTTGGCAGACGCTTACCTCTGGTAGCACAGGCGTCAACTTAACTGGCTTGTCCAACTTTAAGGACATCACTGGTGCCAACACTCGCTTATCGTGGAATGATACTACATTCTTCTCAGGCACCTCTACGTTAACTACTGTAGCTCCTACGCTAGCTGCTGGTGACTCAATCACTACAGGTAACTGGCAAACAGCTACTCTTAATGATCATCACTTCTTCTTCCAGCGTGGCAATGAGCCACTAATCTATACTAATGAATCTGGAAGCTTAGAGTTTGAAGCATTCTCAGAGCACTCGCATGTAACCTCTGGTTGGCCTGAAGCTAACACAGTACTTGCGGCTTATGGTCGCTTATGGGCTGCTGATACGTTAACTAACAAGACTACAGTATGGTTCACTACAGTACTGGATGGAGCTAAGTTCTCCACAGGCACTTCAGGCTCCATAGACATCTCTAGTGTTCTCACCTCAGGTATGGACGAGATAGTAGCGGTAGGAGCTCACAACGGTAACTTGATTATATTCTGTAAGGATAACATTATCATCTACAGCGATGGTGATAACTTCCAAGCTGGTATGACTACTTCAAGTATGACACTAGTCGAGGTAATCGAAGGTGTCGGCTGTATCGCTCGTGACTCAGTACAGAACACTGGTGAAGACATTCTATTCCTGAGTAACACAGGTGTACGTTCATTGAACCGAACTGTACAAGAGAAGTCTCAGCCAATGCGAGACATATCTAAGAATATCCGTGATGATATGATTCAAGCTATCAACGGTGAAGTCTTAGACAATGTTAAATCAGTATTCTCACCTACTAATGCTTTTTACTTACTTACGTTCCCAGCCACTAAGCAGACCTTTTGTTTCGACACTCGTCAAACTTTAGAGGATGGAAGCTACAGGGTAACCGTATGGCCTGAGTTGACACCTAAGGGTCTCCTCTCACTAGGCTCTGATTTATTCTTTGCACAGCCTAACGGCATTGCTCAGTATCGTGGCTACCAAGATGATGGTTCTAAGTATGAGATGGGCTACTATAGTAACTACTTCGACCTAGAGATGCCTAACGTCAACAAGATCGTTAAGAAGCTCTCAGCCACTACAGTAGGAGCCACAGGACAGACCTTCGCACTTAAGGTAGGTTACGAATATAGTCCTATCTACTTCTCTGAGACATTTGTACTTACCGCTGGCACAGTGTATGAATATGGGTCAGCTGAGTATGGCTTATCAGAATTTGCTGGTTCAGTACTTATCAATGATCAATCAGCACCAACACAAGGAGCAGGCAACATTATCCAAATAGGTTTCACTACAGACATCAATGGTACTGCAATGTCACTCCAGAAGATCTCAATTTACGCTAAACAAGGCAAGGTACTTTAACTATGTCCAACTATATCAAAGCAACGAACTTTGCATCAAAGGATGCTCTGACTACAGGTAACCCCCTTAAGACCGTAAGCGGTACTGAGATTGATGATGAATACACAGCTATTGCAGCTGCTGTCAACACCAAAGCAGACTCAAGTAGCCCTACGCTTACAGGTACTCCATTAACGCCTACAGCTGCTACAGTAAGCAACAGCACACAGATTGCTAACACAGCATTCACACAGGCTGCTATTGTAGCTGGTGTCACAGCAGTAACCGCAAGTGCAGCTGCCAATGCAACAGCCATAGACGTCACTGAGGCATCTATTGTCACAACCAATGCTGCAGTGG